CAAAAAGAATACCGTGTCAAAATTGGCGATCGCATCTATAACATCGAGCGGGTTTATGTCCGGGAAGAGGATCGCATCATGGAGTTGAGTTTATCCTATGCAGATTAGTTTCCAGCAATTAAGGACCATTTTGAAATCTTCCGGTCTTCCTGTTTATCGAGATTCGGCACCGGTAAATGCAACTTATCCTTATATTGAGTATGAGTTTGTGAACGAACAACATCGTCGGGCTTCTGATGGGGTTTTATATGATCTTCCGTTATATCAAATTGCAGTTGTAACCGATGGAACGGAAAAAGATCTAGAATCCTTGAAAAATGTGTTGAATGAAAACAAAGTTTATTACGAGCCTTTCGAAACGATTCCTTATGACGAAAACGACGCTACCGTTACACAATTTATTACCTATGTGAGGTGTTGGAATGCAAAACAATAACGGGTTTCTCGAAGCTTTGGAAGAAATTAATACGTTGCTTAAAGTTGATAATCAGGTTAGTTTAGAAGTTTTAGAGGAGGCCGCTAATTACTTTGTGCAAAAATTACGGGCACGGATTCCGGTTGACACAGGGAATTTAAGAGATAGTTTGCAAGTTGTCGTTCAAAAAGATGTGGTGCAAGTTGTTTTTGGCGATAACGCTTGGTATTGGCATTTGGTTGAGCACGGACATAAAAAAGCAAACAGACGAGGTAAAGTCAAAGGACGGCATTTTGTTCAAAACACTTTTGATGCTGAAGGTGACAAAATAGCCGATATCATGGCTAATAAAATACTCATGAAAATGGAAGGATGATGAACATGCCAAAAATAAATGAACCCATTCAATATACAGTTGGAGTGGAAGATTTATATATTTGTTTTCAAACAGATCCCGGTGATACACAAACTGCTCCGACCTATGAAACAGATGTTTATGCACAAACCAATATTACCGATGTGACGATCACACCAAACATTACAAATTTTACAAAATGGGCGTCAAACAAAAAAATTATTAATATTACGAAGAACACTAACTATACTTTAGCTTTCAATCTGGCCGGCTTAAGCAGGGTTGTGAAAGATAAGATGTTTGGGAAAAATCCTATCCGTGGGGTATCTTTTTCGGATTCGCGTCCAAAAGAATTTCCGAAATTTGCGATTGGATTAGTTTTCCCTCTTTCGGATGGCCAAAAACTTTTGCGTTGGTATCCGAATTGCTCGATTTCTCCATCGGAAGAAAGTTTTGCGACACAAAATGATGAAATGACGATTAACGATGTTGCTTATACAATTACAGCGGATCCGTTGCTTTACAACGATGTTTCTGAAATAGAATTAGATACCGGTCGGGAAGGTGCGGACATTACCGAAGAACAATTTATTGCCCAGGTTGTTTATGATGAATCGCAATTAGACACTTTATTTGGAGCGTGATAATGAATGGCCAAACTAAGTGATCTCGTAAATGTTAACATCAATCGAAATACAATAAGAATTCAGGGTGTCGAAATTCCAGTTATTTTTACGATGAAATCTTTTCCGTATATTGAAGAGGCATATGGAAAACCGTACCATGTGTGGGAAAGAGACGTTAACCGAATGCTTCAAAAAGGCACGGTTCAACTAGGGAAAAAAGAAACAAATCTGATGTATGCGCTAATTTACGCAATGATACGAAGCGGAGGAACAGAGTGTACACCGAAAGAAATAGAGGGAGCAATTCCACTAAGTGATTTACCGGATATATTTCAAACGGCTTTAAACATCTTCAATAACCAGAACTTCCAAAAGTCTGATATAGAAAAACTCAAAACTGAAAAAAAAAGTTAATTGGACAAAGTGAGTCTCAATCACCAGAACTGGATTGGGACTTTTATTTTTATGTTGGAAATACGATTTTGGGTTTGAGTATGGAAGATTTTTGGAACATCACACCAGCCCATTTGTTAAAGCAATTTATTATGCATTTACGATATACGAACCCCGATGCGTTAAAACCCGAAAAGAAAGTTTATTACATCGACCAAACTCCTCTGTATAGGAAGTAAGGTGATTCTAAATGGCAGATAAGGCGAAAAATGTTGTCCTCAATTTTAAAATGGATGGGCAGGTTCAATATGCAAAAACATTGCGGGAAATCAACGCTATTATGAACACCGCTGCCAAAGAATATAAAAATCATGTTGCAGCTATGGGACAAGATGCATCAGTGACTGAAAAGCTGGTTGCCGAAAAGAAAAAACTCGAAATCCAAATGGAAGCGGCAAGAAAACGAACTGAAATGTTACGGGCCCAATACGAAGAAATGTCCAAGTCTACCAAAACGACAACGGGACAACTGACACAGATGTATTCAAAATTGCTAGATAGTGAACGTGCTGAAATGTCGTTGCAAAAATCCCTTGACCGGGTTAATGAAGGGTTAAGTGAACAAGCGATTGAAGCAGGACAAGCGAAAGAAACCTTGTCTAAATTACAAGACGAAAGTAAAACGCTAGAGTCGGAGCAGAAAAAACTTACATCATCTTTTAAATTACAAAGCGCAGAACTTGGTAATAATGCGACAGAAGCACAAAAAATAGAACTTGCCCAAAAACAACTACGTGAACAGATGAGTTTGACTGAACGTGTTGTAGAAAATCTTGAAAAACAACTTGATCAAGCGAAAAAGGTCTATGGCGAAAACAGCCGGGAAGTCATGGAGTTAGAAACTAAACTCAATGGCGCAAAAACGACTTTAAAGAATTTTAGTAACTCGTTGGAAAATATCGAGGACAGCGGAAAAAAAGCGGCTGATGGGTTAGAATCCATTGAAAAAAAGCTAGATCTAAACAACCTTATGGAAGCGTCTGAACAACTACAAGGTTTAACGGATAAATTAATTGACATTGGAAAAAGTGCAATGGATAGTGCCATGCAGTTTGGTGATTCTCAAACTTATTTACAGGCAAATTTGGGCATAACCGGCAAAGAAGCAGAAAAATTAAACGGCGTCGTCGAAAATGTTTTTAAACATGGAGTCGTTGAGTCGGTTGATGAAGCGAGTCAAGCAGTCATGCTTGTCAAGCGATCTTTTGGCGATTTAAATGATACAGACTTAGAAAAATTGACTAATCAGATCACGACAATAGCCAAACGAACCGATACAGATGTAAATGAAAATGTTCGTGCTGCCCAGCAGATGATGACTGCTTTTGGAATTTCAGGTGAAGAAGCTATGGATCTAATTGCTGCTGGGTTTCAGAATGGGCTCAATCGATCCGATGACTTTTTGGATACCCTGAATGAATATGCTCCGTTGTTTGCAGACGCGGGCATAAGCGCCGATCAGATGCTCCAGATACTTGATAACGGACTTAAAAACGGAGCATTCAACACGGATAAGGTTGCAGACGCTGTAAAAGAGTTACAAATTAGGTTCGGCGACGGAACATTTGAGGAAAAAATGGATATATTTTCTGAGGGTACACAAAGTTTATTTAGGAAGTGGCAAGACGGGAAAGCAACAATGGCGGATGTTATGTCCAGCATACAAAAAGATATCAAAAAAATGGATCCGACCGAACAACAGGCGGCTCTAACGGAATTGGGTACCCAATTTGAGGACTTAGGTGTTGAAGGCAGTCTGTCTCTTTTAGAAATTGGGAAAGGTATGGATGATGTAAACGGAAAAGCCGAAGAGATGTCTCAGAAAAGTCCGGGTGAAAAATGGGAATCATCTCTTAGAGAGTTGCAAACAGCATTAAAACCGATTGGTGAAAATTTAATCAGTGCATTGACTCCCGTCATTGATGGACTAGCAAAGTTAAGCGAGTGGTTTAGTAAATTGCCTGGACCAGTACAAACATTTATCACTGTTTTTGGCGGCATCATCGCCGTTGCCGCTGCATTAACACCTTTAATAATGGGTGTAGCAGCGGCTTTTACAGCATTACAAATACCATTATTACCAATCATAGGAATTATTGCAGGTGTTGCAGCTGCAATTGCAGGAATCATCTTAATCATTCAAAACTGGGGTAAAATTACTGATTGGATAGGAGAGAAATGGAATCAATTTATATCATGGTTAGGTGGAACAACATCTAATTTATCTAGCAATTTTGTAAACTGGTTTAATAATATGAAGGATGGAGCAGTCAACAAATTCAATGAATTAAAGGATAAAGCTGGCAATGCAATTACAAGTTTTAAAGAAAATGTCGCAAATCGGGCAAGCGAATTAAAAGAAAATTTTGTGAATAGAATTAATGAATTAAAAGAGGGATCTGCTAACAAATTCAGTGAGTTAAGGGAAAAAGCGGGTAATACAATAGGAAATTTTAAAGATAATGTGGTTAATAGGGTATCTGAATTAAAGTCTAATTTTGTAAATCGTGTAAATGAACTTAAAGATGGAGGAATTAGTAAATTCAATAATTTAAGAGATAATGCCGGACAAATCATGCAATCGGCTAAAGATAAAATTATTAAACCATTCCAAACAGCGAAGGAGAAAATAGGGGATATTGTTGACCAAATTAAGGGATTCTTTTCTAACTTAAAGTTAAAAATTCCAAAAATATCTCTTCCTAAATTACCGAAATTCTATATTAAAGGAAAATTTGACTTAACCCCTCCAGATATATCGGTTCCGACAATAGGGGTTAAATGGAACGCAAAAGGGGCTATTTTTACAAGGCCTACTATATTTGGAATTAATAACGGTGTGTTACAAGGTGCAGGCGAAGCCGGACCAGAAGCGGTGTTACCACTTAATGACGAAACGCTTGGTGCTATTGGTAACGCAATCGCTAATACCATTGATATTGGTACAAATAGAATTATACAGTTAGATATTTCTATTCCAATTGATGGCGAAATTGTTGCACGTAAAACCGTTAAATACACAGCAAGAGAACTATATAATTTGCAGCAAAAAACAAACAGGGGAAGTGGAAGAGCATGAAAGGAATAACTTTCAATAGCGTACATTCCAGTTCGTTTGGATTGATTTATACAGGTTCTAAGCGTCCTATCATGCCCGAATTAAAAGACACTTATGTGGATATTCCGCATCGGGATGGATCGATTCTTATCCCCGATAAATCTGCAAAAGACATTACCATAGAAGTTTATTTTTTATTAAATAAAAATAGTGTACAAGAATTATATAGTACAGCAAGGCAAATCGGGGCTTGGCTTACAACAAATGACAGAGCCCCTTTAATTTTTGATGACGACCCCAATTATTATTACATGGGGAAGGCATCTACAAACATCACTCTTGAACAGTTGGCAGATTTTGAAGAAATTGCAGAATTTACAGTGAATTTCAGGTGTGAACCATATCCTTTTAGGAGGTAAATGAACATGTCAATGACAGATTATCTTGAAAATCAATTATTAGCGGCAGTACTGAACAAAGGCACTTTTACTGGTCCAACTACATTATACGTGGCACTGTTTACCTCTGATCCAACCGAAGCAGGGACGGAAGGAGTAGAAGTCTCAGACCCAGCATATGAGCGTCAAGTAGTTATATTTAGTAGTGCAGTAGATGGTACAGTAAAAAATACTAATTTGATAGAATTCCCATCGTCTGAGAATGGATATGGTATCATCACTCACATTGGGATTTTGGATAGTGCTACAGGTGGGAATATACTTTTTTACAAACAGTTAGATACGGCAATTGTTGCAGATGCTGGCGTAGGTGTACAAATTGCGATTGAGGGCTTAACAGTGTCATTAGATTAGGATGTGGTTTAGATGGCAAATGAAATTCTTTTGATTGATATACAAGCCAAATCAAATGTCCAAGTTCTCCCAGATATCACTTGGAATACTCAAAATGGCGATGTTATTTTTATTGTAGATCCTTCTACTCTTCTGCGAAAAACCGTAATCCGTAATGTCATTAATCCGCTAATTAGCGAAGAAATAAATGCTGGATATACGTTTTCTTTCGAAACTGTATTCGATAATAAAACGAAAAATATTCATAACGGCCACATCATTGAGGTGGATAACGAATACTTTCAGATCGGAAAGATCATAAAACAACGTGGTTCGTCAGTTTCTATACGTGTTGAATGTGAACATATTTCTTATCAATTGAATGATAAAAAGAAATATCCATTACCATTCG